GGGCTTTGAACCAAATTGCTTCATGCGGCTCGTCAAAAAGGATCCGAAAGTTCGTCACTATACACTCCTTCAGGAATTTCGGCCCTTCTAGGGCCCGCAGCTTTTTTGGTTCGCGATTCCAAAGAGATATCTGGCTTGATTGTCGTGGTCTAGAGGTGGTCTGCTGTCGGCACCCGATGGCGGAAGGTGTACCCTCCGGGCAGTCCCGGTGGCTGGCCGCGAAACTGTCAGGCGGCTTTGCCCGAAAGAGCAGCACGCTCCATCGCGTGTTGGACCGATCTGGCCCTCGTGCGAACGACGTTGCTGTAGGAGGTTGGCGTTGGGAGGGGGGCTCGGCTACGGACCTTTCCCGGGCCTTCCCAACGGCTCTGATAGCCCGGAGGCGCTGGAAATGAGAAACTCCGCGCCATGCGGACGCTCCTCCATCGCCTTCTCGGCTTCACGCGCACGCGCGGATTTGACGCTTCGGGTGGTGGTCGGCGTTGGGAGGGGGCGCGGACGGTCGATGGGCTGAACACGGCGATCCTGGCGGGCGCGACCACGGCGGCACGACGCGCCGGGTGGTATGCGCGGAACAACCCGTGGGTCGCGGCGGCGGTGGACAGCCTCGTGGGCAATGTCGTTGGCGCGGGGATCAAGCCGCAATCCACCCATCCCGACCGGGCGGTGCGCGAACGGCTTCAGGTACTGTGGCTGCGCTGGACGGATCATGCGGATCCGGGCGGGCTGGCGGATTTCTACGGTCTGCAGGCCATGGCTGTTCGCGCGATGATCGAGGGCGGCGAGAGTTTCGCCCGGCTTCGTGTGGTGCCCGATGCCGCTGCCGTTCCCCTGCACATCGACCTGCTGGACCGGGACCAAGTGCCGCTGGATCTGCATCGTGACATTGGCGGCGGCGCGCGCATCCGTGCTGGCATCGAGTTCAACGGCGCTGGGCAGCGCACGGCTTATTGGGTGATGCGGGATAGGCCCGGCGATCCGCTGACCTCCTTGCGGCTGGAACCGCTGCGCTTGCCCGCCACCGATTGCCTGCATCTGTTCAAGCCTCTGGCCGCTGGCCAGTTGCGCGGGATCACCTGGCTGGCCCCTGTGCTGCTGCGGTTGCATGAGTTGGACCAGTTCGAGGATGCGGCGCTGGTGAAGGCCAAGGTCGCAGCGCTGTTCACCGGCTTCATCACCGATCCCGACGGCACGGCGGGCGGCCTGACCGGCACCAACTCGGGCGGTGCGCTGACCGTGGGCATGGAACCCGGCAGTCTGATCCCCCTGCCTCCCGGCACCGATATCCGCTTTTCCAACCCGACCGAGAGCGACGCCTATGGCCCCTTCGTCAAGAACCACCTCCGCGCCGTGGCCGCTGGCATGGGTCTGCCGTATGAGTTGGTCTCAGGCGATCTGGAGGGGGTGACCTATTCCTCGATCCGCGCCGGGCTGATCGAGTTTCGCCGCCGCGTCGAGCAGTTGCAGCACAATGTCGTCGTGCATCTGTTCTGCCGTCCGGTCTGGGACCGCTTCGTGCGACTGGCGGTTCTGTCGGGCGATCTGCCCGCGCGGGACTTCGACCGCGATCCGGCGGCGTATCTGGCCTGCGAATGGCTGCCGCCGAAGTTCGACTACGTCGATCCCAAGAAGGACGTCGAGGCCGAGATCCTTGCCATCAACGCTGGTCTCAAAAGCCGACGTCAGGCGATCTCCGAACGGGGCTACGACGCTGAACAGGTCGATGCCGAGATCGCCGCCGACAAGGCCCGCACCGATGCGCTTGGACTCGCTTTCGGCCAAACGGCGGCGGTGCAACAGAAGGAGGCCAACGATGACTGACACCATGGTCGTTCTGAATGCCAGCGCCACGCCAGTTGTGCAAACGGTGAAAGCTGTTGCAACCGGCAACAGCTTTTTGATCCGCCGCGCCGACCTGGCCCCTTCCAGTGCCGACCGCGATGCACGCACCGTCGAGGTTATCTGGTCCACCGGCGCGCCTGTACGCCGCCGCGACATGGCGGGCCCCTATGTCGAACGCCTCAGCCTTGCGCCGGAAGCGGTGGACCTGTCGTGGCTTCGGGGTGCCAGCGTGCTCGATGCCCATCGCCAGTCTGCCGTCCGCGATGTGCTGGGCAGCGTGCAATCCGCCGCCGTCGATGGCCAGCGCGGCACGGCGATGATCCGCTTCTCGTCGCGGCCCGAGGTGGAGCCGCTCTGGCAGGACGTGCTGTCGGGGATCCTGCGGTACGTCTCGGTCGGCTATTCGGTCGAAGAATGGTCCGAGACCACCGAAGCTGGCGCGCGCGTGCTGACCGCCGTGCGCTGGACGCCCCACGAGATTTCCCTTGTCCCCACCCCGGCTGACCCGGGTGCCCGCATTCGAATGGAGACTGATATGACAGAAAACGCTCACCTCATTCGCAATGAGAACGAGGTTCAGAACCGCAGTGCTAGCGTTGGGGCCGACAACGCTAGTCAGACCCGCGCCGCGTTCAATACGGAAATCCGCTCCATCGCCCGCATCGCAGGGCTGGACCAGTCCTGGATCGACGGCCAGATCGACGCTGCCGCCGATCCCGATAACGCCCGCCGTGCGGCTTTCGAGGCGCTGGCGACGCGCAGCGCACTGACGATCCGCACCGAACAGGTGCGTGTCGAGGTGGGCGACAGCCAAGACGACCCGAGCCTTCGTGCACGCCAGATGGGCGAGGCCCTCTATGCGCGCATCAACCCGCGCCACGAACTTTCCGAACCGGCCCGCCGCTATGCCTATGCCACGCCGGTGGACATGGCCAAGGAATTGCTGACCCTGCGCGGCGAGTCCACGATGGCCTTGTCGCCCGCCAGCCTCGTCACCCGCGCTCTGCACACCACATCCGACTTCCCGATCATCCTCGGCAACACCGTGGGCCGGGTGCTGCGCGATGCTTACCAGGCCGCGCCCTCGGGCATCCGCCGTCTTGGCCGCCAGACTTCGGCGCGGGATTTCCGCTCGGTGAACAAGATCATGCTGGGCGAGGCCCCGCTGTTGGAAAAGCTGAACGAGCACGGAGAGATCAAGGCCGGGACGATGGCCGAGGCGCGCGAGGCCTACAAGATCGAGACCTGGGCCAAGAAGATCGGCATCACCCGGCAGGTGCTGGTCAACGACGACATCGGCGCCTTTTCGGACCTCGCCCGCCGCATGGGCCAAGGGGCTGCCGAGACCGAGGCGCGGATCCTCGTCACCCTGCTGGAGGCGAACAGCGGCAACGGCCCGACCCTCTCGGACACCAAGGCGCTGTTCCATGTCGATCATGGCAACAAGGCCGGTGCTGGTGCGGTCATTTCCGATACAACCCTGTCCGCAGCCCGGCTGGCGCTGCGCACCCAGAAGGGCATCGACGGTCGCATCATCCGCGTCACGCCGAAGAATCTGATGGTCCCGCCCGCGCTGGAAACGGTAGCCGAGAAGTGGCTGGCGACCATCGCACCCGCCACCGCCGCCGACGTGAACCCCTTCTCGGGCGCCATGTCGTTGGTGGTCGAACCCCGGCTGTCCAGCGCAACCCGCTGGTATGTCACCGCAGATCCGGGCGAGATCGACGGCCTCGAGTTCGCCTACCTATCGGGCAACGAAGGGCCCCAGGTGGAGAGCCGGTCGGGTTGGGATGTTGATGGCGTGGAAATCCGGGTGATCCTGGACTTCGGCGCAGGCTTCATCGACCACCGCGGCTGGTTCCAGAACGCTGGAGCGTAAGGTGGCCGACCTTGCCCAACTCACCGCCTGGCGCGACGCCCTGATGGCCGCCCGCTATCAGGGCATCCGCACCGTCGAATACGACGGCAAACGGGTCACCTACGCGACTGATGCGGAAATGGCGGCCGCGCTGGGCGATCTCAACCGGCAAATCACCGGCACCACGGCACGCATCGCCGTGGTCCGCATCCAATCCTCGAAAGGGCTTTGACGATGAAGAACCATATTCAGAAAGGCGACGTCATCACCGTGCCCGCGCCCGCAGGCGGCGCCGTCTCTGGCGAAGGCGTGATCGTCGGCAACATCTTCGGCATTGCCGCCTATGCGGCCGCCGTGGGCGATCCGGTCGAACTCGCAACCATCGGCGTCTATCAGCTTCCGAAAGCCACCGCCGCCGTGCTGACGGTCGGCGCACGCGTGGCGTGGGACAACACGGCCAAGAACATCAACGTGCCGGGCACCGGGCGTTTCCCGGTGGGCATCGCGACCGAGGCTGCCGGGAACGGCATCACCAGCGTCGCTGTTCGGCTGGATGGCGTGGGGACCGTGGCAGCATGATGGAGCGTGATATCCGCGCCGTTCTGCATGGTCTCACCCTGTTGGTCGAGGACACCAAGGCGGCTGGCCAGCTTCAGGCGATGCGCAATTATGCGGCTGTCATTGCGCTGTGCGCCGACCTCCGGATGTCGGCCACCGAATACAACGGTACCTGGAACATAACCATGATCATCGGTGAACTGGAAAACCACATGGCGGCTGTCGCTGGCCTGTTCCCCACTTGGGACCTGCCGAGGGACCAACACCTGACGGGTGCGCACGCGGCCATCAGCAAGCTGGCCATGGGCACGTGCTTTGGCCAGCAGTCCGGAATCTGATTTGGCGAAAGGAACGTCCCACGAACATCCGGCCATTTCCATGTCGCGTGGGTGTTGCACGGAGGAAATCGGAACGGCTGCAAGCCTTTGGAATCACGAAGAAACGTGTTGTTCTGTGTTGCAACGCAACAAAGCGCCCCGTGGGGCGCCTTGCGTCGGCCTAAGCCATTGATATCTTGTTAGAAAGTTTGGTTGCGGGGGCAGGATTTGAACCTGCGGCCTTCAGGTTATGAGCCTGACGAGCTACCGGGCTGCTCCACCCCGCGCCGGGTCCCCTGTCGGGGATGGTTTGCGGTTTTGCATCGTGTGAGAGATACGGGAGTGCTTCTTTTTAG